TTTTCGGGCACAGCCAATGACAGCGATGGGGTGACATGACGTCAACGATCCTGATTGGGTGGGAGGGTCTATATAAAGAGGAAACCAGGAAGAGGAGCTCATTCTTCGGCGGGACATCGAGGTGTTCACATCGAGGAAGCTCCTGAGATCATCGCTGGCGAAGACAGCTCCGGCAAGTACTTTCTTATATCTGCTGGCATGGCTTCTGCTGGAGTTGGGCTGTCTGATCAGGAGTGGATTAATTACTGGCATGGAGCTATTACAGGCTTTAAGAGCCCATGCTATACATATGTCATTCATCTGGATCTTCAGGACTGGAGACCTCATGAGAGGGCTCTCATGGACATTTATTCGAAGGATGTTTCTGTGATCATAGATGACATAGTGGATACTGAGAAAGAATTACTGCTCAGCGATGTCACTTATGAATGGAAAGCCAGTCTGGCCATGAAGCTCCAGAATCATCACGGGCTCGGTCAGACCTTGTGTGAGTCTGCTGACATCGCCGTTCGACGGCTCTTTCAACTGAAACAGCAGAATCACAATCCTCAATACAGCTGCTTCACGCAAGCTGAGATAGGACCATCCAAGATTCATGTTCATGTAGTATGCGGGGGAGATGGTCTAACTAGATTCAACGCCAAAAAGTGCACTTGGATCATAGCTAAGTTCTTCTGGAATCATATGCTCGAGCTCTGGGAGCATTTTGAGAGCTGCTACAGGCCAACGAACGCGCAGATGGCCATTGGGGTACAACTGCGCATGCTCTGTGAGAGAATCAAGTCTAAACAAGATACAACCGTTACTATTCTGACCTATAAAGACAGACACAACGAGCAACACGCTCAGCGGGTCAACGGTCCTAGCTACATCACCAACTATCTCTTACCGAAGAATAGACAGTTGGTGACCTGGTTGGAGATGGATGTCCGCACACCGAGCGTAGCTTGGTTTGAGACAGAGAAGACCTACATGTGCAGTCACATTGATAGGCAGCCGATCACTCACTATCTCAGAAAGGGTCTCCATGACCGGCTGGTCATGAACAGTTCTGAGGAGACAGGAGGGCCTGTCCATAAGATGGCGCGCTGGGGAGAGCTTCCTCAGGTGGGTGAAAACTCGCTAGCTAGAGAGAACACTCGGCCTAGGCCTGCCAAGATCACCAAGAAACAATGTGTGATGATAGATACACTACAGAGATGCGAGGATGAACACATCTGCACTAAAGAGGAACTAACTATGCTACGTCCAGATCTGGTGATTATGTTTGAAAGCTCTCCAGGCGGCTCTCGAACGCTAGATGAGGTGCTCGAGATGCATCGCGTGAGAGTCACTCGCTCTTACACAGCTCTAGGCTATATTCTCAAACAGTTTCCAGACAACAAGTTCATTAAACCGGAGAATAAGGTGGTCAGGCTTTTGAACATCCAAGGCTACAATCCAATCCAGGTCGGCCACTGGGTGGCGACCGTGCTCTCTAAAAAGGCAGGAAAACAGAACACACTCTGTTTCTATGGTCCAGCCAGTACAGGGAAGACCAATCTAGCTAAAGCGATCGCGAATGCGGTGAAGGTGTATGGTTGTGTCAATCACCTCAACAAGAATTTTGTCTTTAACGACTGCCAGAGCAAACTCTTAGCCTGGTGGGAAGAGTGTGTGATGCACAACGATTGGGTTGAGCCGGCTAAGTGTCTGATGGGAGGGACGACCTTCAGAGTAGATAGGAAACACAAGGATAGCGCTGAACAACCTCAGACACCTTTGATCATCAGCACTAACCATGACATCTACACAGTGGTGGGTGGGAACACAGTCACTACCGTTCATGAAAAGCCGATTCGAGATAGAGTGGTCCAGTTCAATTTCATGAAAACGCTGCCTCAGAATTTTGGAGAGATCTCTGTCTCTGATGTGGCTGACTGGCTCGGCTGGTGCGCCGAGGACTTTGATCTCTCGCTCGACGGGTTCAAGAAGGAATGGGACATTGACGTTGTTCCCAACAGCTTTCCTCTAGCGGTCTACTGTGATGGTCATTTACAGGATTTTGTGCTCTACGCTCAAGGACCTTGTTGTCGCTGTGGTGGCTACTTGCCTCATACTACTACCAGCGACGGTGATTGGACTGAGTCCGCTGATCCAGGTAGGACTCTGCGCATGCGCGAGAGGGAGACACCTAGAGGGTGGGATGGGATCATCTCATGACTCTGTCTTCTCTTACAGATCCTGTTCCTGTGGTGGTTTCTTCTCCGAAGAAGGTAACCGCGACTCAGGGAACACAGACCGATCCTGAGCCTTCGAGTGAGTACATCGACTGGAGCAGTTGTCCAACCAATGAGTCAGAGATTCTCCGATATCAAATCTCGCAGCAGCAACCGGTTCTCTCCTTACTCGAGGATCCAGGCGAGGGACCCTCGAGTCAACGAGAGGTCTACAACCGGGACGGAGCATGGAACGTCTTCCTCGGAGCGGATGGAAACGGATCCCAACCAGGGATCCTCGTCGCGGTCGACCAAGTCCTTCGGGAGGAAGCAGAGGGGATCATCGAGCCAGAGTTCTGGCTCTCTTGTGGGGAATCGTTGGAAGAGCAGCAAGATGGCTAAGAAACAAAATCCAGCGACGGTGTTCATGGAACACAAGAAGAGGGAGGGACTCGACATGGACCTCTGTGGGTTTTACTATCACTCCACAAGAATTGCAGGAAAGGGAACTAGATGGATTTTTGATGTGGGTAAAAAAGAATTCCAATCTGTTGCCAGACAAAATTGCATTACCTGGGATCAATGTAGGGAGTTACTTTTTACGTATAAACGATGTCTGGACACTATGTACCGATCTATGATGTATCACTTTAGATTCACTGAATGTCATAAATGTGATTACTGGGATGATTTCTATAGACAGCATTTAGCGGGTGTGACTCCTCCTGAGACTGTTGCTCCTTCTTCTGTAGGTGAACTATCAGACGTGGAAATGTTAGAAGCAGTTGAATCAATGAATGAGTCTTAAGCGCGGTCAGTTCCGCGGTGTTCTGTTTCCTGGTTATAATTATTTGGGTCCTTTTAATCCTTTGGAAAACGGTGATCCTGTCAATAAAGCCGACGAGGCCGCAAAAAAACACGATCAAGCCTATAATAAATATATCAATAAAGGTTTAAATCCCTACCTGAAATTTAATAAAGGTGATCAAGACTTTATCGACTCTTTGCAGTCTGACTCTTCTGTGGGCGGTAACTTTGCGCGTGCCGTCTTTCATATAAAAAAGCAAATTGCGCCTGCGCTCAACGAACCTAAAGACACGGGGGAACCTCCGGCCAAGAAGGACAAACGCGCGGGCAATAAACGTCACCTGTACTTTGCGCGCTTAAATAAAGGCGCGAAAAAAGCCAAAGCTGATCCTAACAACATGGATGGTGATATGGGAGATAACGAACAAGGGGCGGGTGAAGCGCCAGCTGCTGAAGGCGGAGCAAGAGCTGCTGGCGGCATTAGCGGCGGTGGTGGAGGAGGCCCGAGTGGGAACCACGGCGTCGGCATCTCCACCGGAGGATGGATCGGGGGATCCATCTTAGGACATAACCGCATCATCACAAAAAATACACGTCAATGGGTATGCACCATCAAAAATGACCACAAGTACAAACAATACACACAATGGACCCAGGGAAACACCAACATGGGCATGCAAGGGTTCACCACACCGTGGAACATGTTCAACTTTAATCAGTACAGCAGTCACTTTAATCCCAACGAATGGCAGTGGCTCGTCAACCGAGCCAAGCGCTTCAGACCGGTGAGGATGGAAATCAAGATCTACAACATCCAAATCAAACAAGAAAGCAACCAAGATGTCACGGCGCAATATACCAACGATCTCACCGCGGGTCTGCACGTGCTCTGCGATGGGGAACACGCCTTTCCCTGGACGCAGCTGCCCTGGGACAAAGGCTGCATGCCAGAGCTGCCGCACGACATCTGGACGCTGCAGCAGTACGCCTACATCACGTGCGCCTCTGAGGCACAGGACACGACGAGCAACGGAAACGAGCTCAACATACGAGGAGCCGTGCCCATGTATCTCCTAGAGGAGACGGATCACGCCGTCATCCGCACGGGCGAGAGCATCGCCTTCCATCACACCTTCGACTGCGGATGGGTCGACAACACACGCTCGAGCGTCATGCCTCAGATGGCCTGCATCAATCCGCTCGTCGACTCCAGACTCGTCGGGGTCTGGCTCAACCAAGCCGGAAACGGGACGAACGAAGACCAGATGAGACCGTATCAGAAACACGGTCCGTGGTGGCCAGGACCCGGCTACAGAGACAATAGAAACACCAGCGAAAACGGAACAAACGGACATACCGTCCTGGGACCTTACATCACAGCCTGGAAGCCAGAGGGACTCACCTACGCCTCGTCCCCTGTCAGATACGGAGCGGCCACGGGTCCGTACACAGGAGGCCAATCGACCGAGGTCGTGACAGGCAACGCCAACAACAACGCCAACGTTACGAGATTCACGCCGGGAGACGGACCGGGTGGAGCAAACAACAATAACTACTTTATCCAGCGAAGTTCCGTCCAGACGGGAACCAGAGATCAGGCTCTCTACAAAGCCACAGGAACCTCAACCAGCGAAGAAGCAAGAGTAGGCATGATGCCGAACCAGATGTGGGACTCGGCACAAATCTCCAGGTACAATCCCATCTGGACCAAGATACCCAGGGTGGACAGACATACCTTACTCGACACAGAGGACGGAACCTTACCAATGACACATCCTCCGGGAACCATCTACGTCAAACTCGCCAACATTCCGACTCCGAACGGGACCGGGCATCTCAACATCTACGCCACGGGACAGGTCTCCTGCGAAATCGAGTGGGAGTACGAGGAACACTTCAACAAGAACTGGCGTCCCGAACGCAGGATCGACGCAAACAAGATGCGCGCCGACGTCTACAAAATCAACGCCGACGGCGGATACGACCTGCCTCAGAACTATTACGAAACCATGCCAACACGATGGGGGCAGGAAAAAGTACTGTAACCTTTGCTCTCTGTATATTCTTTTCG